GGTCGACTGTTTCGGTCATTGAAGGTGCTCCGAAGGTTTGCTATATTCTTGGGAACCGGAGGGGCTGCTACCCCTCCGGCCCCCAGTTTATCGGCTAATGGAAATTGCTAGTTTCCATTTTCCGAACCGGACTTCGAAGGTGAGCTTGACGCTCATGGTGGCCTCCTAGTCCCCGAAGCTTGATTGCTTCGGTAAGATTGTTATGCACGAAAACCGTGCTTTGCGCAAGCGAAAAAGCACGAAAACCGTGTTGAAATTTGAGCTCTATGTGTGGTGTTCCCCGGGATGTCATTCAAAGCCCGCATCGATCGTTGGTAGCTTTCGATGCCACAACCCGCCACCTTAACCGGTCGGCGGGTTTTCTTATGGAGAGAGCGATGTGGAAGGTGCTGCAAGACTGGCAGACTGTCTTCCCATTGATCCCTGTGGTTACAGTCGAATGCCGGGTCGTGTGGCTGCGTTGTTGCCAAGTGAGAGCACTCATTGACGATCGGCTTCGCGTGACTCTCCAATACAGAATTCTACCTGTAAGCGATATTTGGGGGTGATGCCCAATAGACCGATAGAACCGGTTTATTGCTGGTTTTAGTAATGAAATCAACAACGATAGGGTGATGCCCAAATGACCAAGAGCGAGTTCAAAGCATGGTTTGACGGCTTCTGCGAAGGCATGGATGGCGTCCCCAACGAAAAGCAGTGGGAACGCATCAAGGCCCGCGTTGCCGAGATCGACGACACGCCGGTCACGTATCCTGTCTTCGTCGACCGCTATGTCGATCCGATCCGCCGGTATTGGCCGAATGTTCCGTATTGGAGCGCCAGTGGCCTGAGCTCGTCGCTCGACGCCAAATCATCCGTTTCCTTCAATATCCCCGATAGCCGCATCGAATATCAGAAGGCCAACAGCCCGAAGCAGTTCGACGGCCTTCTGGCCATGAATTACGCCGGCCGCGCCGAATATACGGCGATACTCAACTCCTAAGCTCATGCGCAACAACGCTCCCATCATAGCCGGCCTATTCCTCCTGGCTGGAATAGTCTTTGGGATTGCCGTCTATCTCCCGTCGTGGATCGAGCAGACGCATAGGTGGGATCAGCGATGAACTGGCTCCTCCGTCTCTTCCATCCATGCTGCCACGAGTGGAACCACGTGGCCCCAATAACTGACGAGCGTCCTGCAGTAGAGGTTCAGATGTGCGGCAAGTGCTGGCGCATCAGGTTTAAGAGGTGGTGACGATGAACATGAGCACGCTCCACAATCGCCCATTCCTCGTGTTCTGCGTCATCGCTCTGTCGATCGCCGGCTGTCATGCTCTCGTGGGCTGCGCTCACTATCAGCCGCCTGGCCGTGATCTGTGGTTGGCCGTCAAGTGAACCAGTTGCCGACAAGGCCTGTCCCGCCAGAAAGCATGTTCGTCTTCGGCGGCAAAGCATTTGAGCCAGCGCCTGATGTCGCTGTGTGGGTGGAGGAGACATTCTTCGACGAAGGCTCTCGGGTCCACAATCCGGATCATGAACATCTGGCAGAAGCGCGCATCGGCTACCTTTGGACGGTTGTTGAGAACAACCGAAAGGGCAAGCGGGTTATAGGCCAGTGCGAAGAGGGAAAGCCTCAGGGTGCCATGGGCAAGTGGTCCCGCGCCCGGGCAGAGCAGCAGGTGACCGAATGGTTCGGCATAGTGCCGGACTTCATCATCACGCTTGATGCCGATTACTGCCGGAGCTGCGGCGATGCCGAGTTCATGGCGCTAGTCGAACACGAGCTCTATCACGCCGCCCAGGATGTCGACGCCTTCGGGATGCCGAAGTTCAACAAGTCGACAGGGTTTCCGGTATTCACCATCCGGGGACACGACGTCGAGCAATTCATTGGTGTCGTCCGTCGATATGGAGCAGATGCTTCCGGTGTCCGTGAGATGGTTGACGCTGCCAATCGCAAACCAGAAATCGCCCGGGCGTTCATCGAACATGCCTGTGGCACATGCAATCTGCGTGTCGCCTGAACCTGATGGTATCCTGATAGACCCATGGCAAAAGCAAAGCTCACTCAAGAGCAGCAAACCTTTGTGGTTCAGAGCCTCGCGTGTTTCGATAGCCCATCGGTCGTCGTAGCTGCACTCAAGAAGGAACACGACGTCGTTTTGACCGCTCAGGCGGTGGAAGCATACGACCCGACGAAGCGGGCAGGCCGGAACCTGGCGGCGAAGTGGCTGGCGCTCTTCGAGGAAACCCGCAAGACGTTCCTCGAAGATACTGCCTCGATCGCGATCAGTCATCGAGCCGTTCGTCTTCGCGCTCTTCAGCGCATGGCCGATAAGGCAGAAACGCAGGGCAACCTGGGCATGGTCTCATCTCTCCTGAAGCAGGCTGCGGAAGAGATGGGCGGGGCTTACACCAATCGCCGAGAACTGACCGGCGCGGGCGGAGGCCCAATCAAGACTGAGGAAGTGAGTGCGCGTGACCTCATCGCTGGCAAGCTTGCTCGCCTCGCTTCCCGAGGTGGAGAGGATGCAAGTCCTGTCCAGCCTGACGGAGGAGCAGAGTAAGGAGCTTCTGGACGACTGGAGGTTCTGGGCTCGCCCGAACCAGATCGCGCCTGAGGGCGATTGGCAAGTTTGGCTGGCACTCGCGGGCCGCGGCTTCGGAAAAACTGAGGCCGGCGCTCAATGGGTGCGAGAGCGGGTAAAGGGCGGCGCTCGCCAGGTCGCGATCGTCGCAGAAACTCAGAAGGATCTTGAGGAGGTGATGGTGGCCCGCATCGTGGCTATCCACCCTTCGCACGAAGCTCCAACGGTTCGATATAAGCCGGTTCGGCTTGTTTGGCCCAACGGCGCTGTCGCCTTCGGATATAATGGGACCGAGCCGGACCAGTTACGCGGTCCTGAGTTTGATACTGCCTGGGTCGACGAGCTTGCCAAGTACCGCTATGCCCGTGAGACATGGGACATGCTTCAGTTCACGATGCGAAGCGGTGATGATCCTCGCGTCTTCGTCACCACGACGCCGCGCCCAATCCCGATCTTGAAAGAGATCATCAAGGACGCCGGAACGGTCATCACGCGCGGGTCGACCTATGACAACGCTGAGAATCTGCCGAAGAAGTTTCTCGACACTCTCAAGCGGAAATACGAGGGAACGCGGCTAGGCCGACAGGAACTGGGCGCTGAGATCCTTGATGATCTGCCAGGCGCGCTTTGGTCGAGGGACGCGATTGACAAAAACCGGGTGAAAATCCTCCCGGATATGCAGCGCATCGTGGTCGCAGTCGACCCATCTGGAACGAAGGGCGAGAGCGACGACGGCGACAGCATCGGCATCGTCGTCGCCGGACTCGGTATCGACGGACGTGGCTATGTCTTAGCCGATCGCACGTGCAAGCTTTCTCCAGATGGGTGGGGGCGTCGCGCGGTGAACGCCTATCATGAGTTCAAGGCCGACCGAATCGTCGCCGAACGAAACTTCGGTGGGGCGATGGTCGAACACGTCATTCAGACGATCGACAAGAGCGCCTCCTACAAAGAGGTGACCGCAAGCCGGGGCAAGGTGGCAAGAGCCGAGCCAGTCGCAGCGCTCTACGAGCAGGGCCGCGTCTCGCATGCTGGCTCGTTCGCAGAGCTCGAGGACCAGATGGCGCAAATGGCGCCGGAAGGGTTTGTCGGTGATGGATCTCCGGACAGAGCCGATGCGATGGTCTGGGCGATCACGGAATTAATGCTTGGCGATGCCTTCGACGCTGAAATGTGGGCGAAACTCGCCAGTTAGACGACAGTTTTCAATATGGTGAAAGAGGCCCTGCATAATGTCGAGACGCCGCAGCGGCCGAATTCAGCAGCGAGGTGCATCAGCGCCCGCAACCCAGACCAACGACTCGTTCCAGAATTTTGCGGCGCGGACTGGCATCGGCACGGACAATATTGCCAGCGAAGCCCGGTACGGCTTCAATCCGATCAGCCGCAACCGCGTCCAGATCGAATGGATGTACCGCGGCTCCTGGCTGGTCGGGAAAGCCGTCGACGTTGTCGCCGAGGACATGACGCGTGCCGGGATCGATATTTCCGGCACGATGACGCCAGACGATATCGAGACCATGCACCAGACGATGGATAAGCTCCAGATCTGGCAGGGTGTAAACGACACGATCAAATGGGCGCGTCTCTATGGCGGCGCGATCGCGGTCATGCTGATCGATGGTCACGATGTTTCGAAGCCTCTGCGCCTGGACACGATCAATAAGGACCAGTTCAAAGGAATTCTTGTCCTTGACCGTTGGATGGTTCAGCCGTCACTCGATCGGCCGGTGAAGGATCTCGGTCCTTTCCTCGGTCAGCCGGAATCGTACTTGGTCAACCAGAATGCGCCGGCGCTGATGAACCAGCGGGTTCATTACACCCGCGTCATTCGCATCGAAGGCTATGAGCTGCCGTTCCAGCAGAAGCTTACCGAGAACGGTTGGGGGCTTAGCGTCATCGAGCGGCTGTATGACCGCCTGGTGGCGTTCGACAGCACGACGCAGGGCACGGCACAGTTGGTCTACAAGGCTCATCTGCGTACGTACGGGGTCAAAGATCTCCGCAAGGTAATTGCCGCCGGGGGCCCAGCATATGACGCGCTGATCAAGCAAATCGAAATGATCCGGAAGTTCCAGTCCAATGAGGGCTTGACCCTCATGGATGCGGAAGATGAGTTCGATGCCCATCAGTTCTCGTTTTCGGGTCTATCGGATGTTCTGCTTCAGTTTGGTCAGCAGCTGGCCGGCGCGGTCGACATCCCTCTCGTCCGGCTCTTCGGACAATCGCCATCTGGCATGAATGCGACAGGTGAGAGCGACCTAAGGAATTACTATGACGGGATAGCAGCTCAGCAAACGCGTCGTCTCCGTTCGCCGTTCACTATTCTGCTGGATGTTTTGCATAGGTCCATATTCGGAAAAGAGCCGCCGAAAAATTTCAATTTCAAGTTCAATCCGCTTTGGCAGATGAGCGAGAAAGAAAAAGCCGACATCGCGAACGTCGTCTCTACGGCAGTGGCGAACGTCGAAGGCGCCGGGATCATCAGCCGGGAGACGGCACTCAAGGAGCTGCGGCAATCTGCCGACGTCACTGGCATCTTCTCGAACATCAGCGATGCGGAGATCGAGGAAGCCAAAGGTGACGAGCCTCCTGGTGCGGAAGACATCCTATCGGATCAGGACAAGCCTGACGATGATCCAGTCGAGGAAGAACAAGAGGAGGCCGAGCCGCCGCTATCAGTGGTGGCCGGCGGCAAGAAGTGAGGTTTCGCGATAAGGCCGAGGCGAAGGCCGGGCGTTCAGCGTTCATCAAGGCGCGCAAGGCTGAAACCCGATATGCCACACAACTGCGCAAGGTCGCCAGGCATGTCGGCGATATCATCAAAGCTTTCTCGCCAGATGATCCGCAGCTTACCGGGAAGATCGACGGTGCGCTGAACCGATATTCCGACCTGATCGGGAATTGGGCTGAGGCAACCGCCGATCGGATGCTTCAAGACGTGGCGTCCCGCGACCGGGCCGCGTGGATGGAAGTCTCGCGGCGCATGGGTCTCGGCCTTCGAGAGGAGATCGACAACGCGCCAACCGGCCGCATCATGCGAGAACGGCTGAGCGAACAGGTAAAGCTCATTAAGAGTATTCCTGTGGAAGCTGCTGAACGCGTTAGGCAATTGGCGAATGAGGGGATAACTCAAGGCCGCCGTTCTGGTTATATCGCCGAAGAAATCCTGAAATCAGGAGAGGTCGCGAAGAG